GAACACACGCGGGTCCTCCAGTGCGGCCTGGGTGAAGTTCGCCGGGATGAGCAGGGTGTCCACCAACCGCTGCAGGCGCTGGGTGCCGCGCTCCAGCAGGGCCTGGTCGGTCTCCGGGGACAGACCCCCTGCCACCACCGAGGCGGTCTCGGCGATCTCGATCCCGGACAGCGCGTCGATGACGTCCATCCGCGCCCCGGTGGCGATGCCGTTGGCCACCGTGGTGCGCCGCTGGGCCGATGCCGACACGGTGCCGGTGGTCGTCCCGCCGACAATCGTCAGGTCGAGGTTGGTGAAGAACGACATGTAGTCGCTGTTGGTCTCGTAGTCGTTGGTGCCCAGTGGCAGGCTGACCTCGGTACCGGCCGGGACCACGTACCCGGTGTCGTCCACGGCGGTGAACTTGACGTCGACCGTCGGGGTCGCGCCCGCGTCGCGGACCACGCCGAACCGCTCCAGCAGGATCATCATCATGGTACGCGGCAGACGGTTGAGCGTGAACAGTGTCTCGGCGATTTCGACGGCCATGGCCTCCATCAGCGCGTACTCGACATTGGTCGGCTCGGGGACCCAGTCGGTGCGACGGGCGCGCAACGTGGCCACCCCAGCGGCCAGGATGTCGGACGGCGACTTGTCGTGCAGCGTCAGGTCGATGAAGGGTACGTAGTCGGGGCTGGAGGTCATCAGGCACGCTCCGGGGATACGTCGAAGGCGACGGTGACGGTCTGGGTGGCATCGGTCTCGTCCGCGATGGTGATGTCCAGCGCGCTGATCTCCGGCAGGTAGTCGGTGACCTGGGAGTGGAACGCGGAGTAGGCGAACCCGTCGAAGGCCATGTCCGGCATCCCGAGGTCGCGGCTGATCAACCGCTCCCCCTGCACCGTCAGCAACAGGGTGGTGACCTGCTGGCGGTAGTACTCGTCCGACCCCTGGTCCACGGCGGTGACCATTCCGGACGCGGAGAACTGGAATGGCATCGACAGAACGTTGGCCATCTCTACCCGATCCTTCCCAGCACGACGAGGTCTTCCTTGATCCGGCCGACCTGCCCGACCACGACCCGGTCGCCCTTCTCGTACACAGTCTCCCGCATAACGTCGCCTTCGTCCGGGCAGAGACTGATCACGGCGGGCAGCGGGCCGAAGTCCGCGTCCCCACCGAGGTCTTCGACGGTGACATGCAGCCAGGTCCCGGAGACCCGGGTGACATTGCCGTAGTAGAGCCGCATCAGTACTCCAACCCCGGGAGCGTGGCCCCGTACCGCCATTGGTCGCCGGGCGCGGTGACGTACTGGAAGTACCGGCCGTTGATCACACCGACCACGTCCTGCAGGCCCATGCACACGGCCAGACCGTCGACCCCGACCAGTAGTGCCCCACGAGTCCGCAACGCCTCGTAGATGTCCAGCATGTTCTCGGACAGGGCCTGCACCGCCGTGCTGTAGTCGACGGCGAAGTCGATACCGGTCTGGGACGCGGCCCAGGACACCATCGCCAGCCCGTCGGTCTCCCCGCCGTCGTCGTCGTAGTCCCCCGGCGCCCCATCGGCGACGAGGGTGGACGCCCAGAAGGCGAAGTCGCCGGGGTTCAGCGTGCCTAGCCTGGATCCGGTGGTGGGTGTGGTGACGGCCATCGTGTCCTCCTCAGTACCAGTTCTTCGATTGGAAGTGTGCCCAGGCGTTCGCCGGTGATCCGTACCGGCCCTTGATGTACCCCAGCCCCCACCGGATCTGGGTCTGCGGGTTGGTGCGCCAGTCCGACCCCTCGCTGGCCATCTTCGACCCGGGCAGGGCCTGCGGGATGCCGGTGGCCCCGCTACTGGGGTTGACCGCGCGGTAGTTCCACCCTGACTCACGCTCCCACAACTGTTCGAGCGGTGGGAACTGGTCCGGGCCCCAACCATAACTGGCCAACATGCTCAGGGCGTACTCCTTGACCGCGCTGGTCGTGTGCGGGTAGTCGGCCGGGTCCGTGCTCAGGGTGCTGCCGCTAGTGCTGCGCTGTGGTTCTGGGTTGCGGATGGTCGAGGCGCTGATGGCCACCACACCGTCTCCGGTCAACGGGTAGGACACGGTGTTGATCATGTAGGGCCCGGAGTACTTGGGGAAGTTCGTCAACCGCAGCGCGGTGCCCGGCAGCACCCCACCGGCGCGCCGGATCGGCAGTTCGACGTCCACCTCGATGTCCCGGGAGTCCGACGAGTCCCGGATCTCCGGGATGGTCATCGGTTCCTTGGAACCCTCGGGGTACCAGTCGACGATGGTCGCCGGGCGTTGACGTACCAGCCAGGTGGGCGCGCCGAAGTAGACCGTGCCACCGACCTCGTACAGCAGGAAACCACGCTCATCGGCCAGACGTCTCATCGTGGTCCACGCGCTGGGCTCTGACCCGGGGTCGTAGGTGGTGCCCCGCGCGTCGGTGTCCCGGGCCACCCGCTTGCGACGCGGCGACTTCTGGACCACCGGGGCGGGGACCTTCGCTTCCTTACACTCCGAGCGCACGAACATGGACGGGCTGACCTGCTTGCGCACCTTCTTGCCCCGCAGGGCCTTCAACCGCTTGATGGTGACCGGGCGGCATCGGATGGCCAGGCCACCGAGCCCGGCCCCCTCCCCGGTCTCGATCACCGCGACGTACAGTCTCAGCCCGTGGTAGCGCACCGGGACGTCCAGGTCGAAGTACTGTTGGCGCAGGAGTCTGAGCCCTGGGTCGTCGAACAGGAACGTCAGTTCGGTGGCCTGGTCGTTGGCCATCTCCAGGTTCACCCCCATGAGCATCTTCCGCGCGTCGGCGTTGGCGGGCTTCCCGTGAACCAGCAGCGCCTGCAGGTCCGGGGTGTTGTCCAGGGCGGCGATTCTCATGGCTTCAGATTCGGGTATTTCCAACCAAGCCACGACCCCATGCCCAGGTACTTGGTGATGCCCATCTTCTGGATCGTGCTACCGGTGGTGGTGATCATTTGCCCGTTGCCGACCGAGATGGCGGTGTGCGGGTGGCTCCAGCACAGGACCGCACCGGCCGGGGCGTCGTAGTCGGTGCCGTGCTGGGTGCCGGATGGCATGTAGGACCACTCGTCGGCCCCATTGGCCGCACCACCACCGGATCCCTTGCCCAGGACGTTGACGAACATCTGGCAGTACCCGCTGTACATGGACTTGCCCAGGTAGGTGTACGCGCGTTCGACCATCTCACGCGGGGTGAAGGTACAGTTCGTCCCCGCCTTGTCCGACGGCTCGACCCACTCGCCGTGGAAGGACGATGTCGACGTCGCCCCGGTCTGCGGCTCGGGGTTGCGCACGGTCGCGGCGTCGACCACGAGATCGCCCTCGCCGGTGAGCGGGTAGGACACCCGGGTGATGTAGTAGGTGTCGTCGTAGACCGGGAAGTCGTTGAACCGCACCCCCATGCCGGGGAACACCCGGCTGGCCCGGTCCAGGGGCAGGTTGACGGTGATCTCCACGTCCTTGGAGTCCACCGAGCGCCGTATCTCCGGGATGCTGGTCGGCTCCTTGCCGTTCTCCGGGTACCAGTCGATGTCCAGCACCGGCTGGTGCTCCACCAACCAGGTGGGTCGGCCGAAGAAGATCGTGCCCCCGACCTCGTAGAGCACCGACCCGGTCTCCCCGGCCAACCGGCGCATGGTGGTCCAGGCGCTGGGGTAGTCCCCGGGCTCGTAGGTGGTGCCCTTCTCGGCGTGGTCGCGGACGACGCGCTTCTTCTTCGCGGTCCGTTGCACCACCGGGTCGTTGCCCACCTTGGCCTCGCGGCACTCGCGGATGATGTACCCCGCCGGGGACACGTCCTTGTAGACCTTCTTGCCGCGCAGGTTCTTCAGGCGCTTGATGGCCAGCGGGCGGGCCTGTACCCTGATCCCGCCCAGACCGGCACCCTCGTTGGTCTCCAGCACCGCGATGTACAGGTACAGGCCCTGGTAACGCAGTACCGTGTCCGGGTCGAACACCCCGCTGCTCAACAACTCGAACCCGGGGTCATCGAAGGCGAGGGTCAGTTCGCTGGCTTGGTCGACGTTCATCTCCAGGTCGGCACTCAGCAGCAGGCGGCGCATCTCGGGCGTCATGGGCTTGCCGTGGATGCGCACCGCGCCGAGATCCGGGCGGTTGTCCAGTGACGGGACACTGCGCCCGAAGACCATCTTTGTCTTGCTCATGGCAACTTGATCTTCTTACCGGCCTGGATACGGCGCGGGTGCTTGATGTCGTTGACCTTGGCCACGGCGTTGACGATCTTGGTCGAGTCGGTCTGGTAGAACTTCAGGACGATGTCGAACAGGTTCTCACCCTTCTTCGCCTTGTAGGTCTTCGGCCGCTTCTTGACCGCCTGGTTGAGGCTGACCTTGGTCGGTTCCGGGTCCTCGGTCAACTCCAGGGACACCTCCGCGCGGGTGATCTGGTTGGTGTCCGCGTTGCGCTCCATCGACTTGTAGGACATGGACGTAATACGCCACTCCCCGTGGGTGCGCGGGTCGTACTCGACTAGTAGCGGGATATCGGTCTGGGCGAGCCATTCCAACTTCTCCAGCCGCCAGTCGATGGACCGTTCGATGTCCGGGTACCAGAGGAACAGCGTCATCGACATCTTCCGCAGGGTGTGGCCCTTGCGGCGTAGTAGCGGTTGACGGTCGGGGCGCTCACCCT